GCAACGGCTTTGAAAGCCCTGCTGGCGCAGCTGCTGGTCGTCGCTGCCGGCATTCAGGCCGTGATCGAGCCTGCTGCCGAAGAAGCACCAGAACCCGATCAAGCCCCGATCGATGATGTAAGTGCGGCGGTCGATGAGATTGTCAGCACCGCCGAAGAAGAGCGCGAATTCAGCCGCAAGGGCAGCGCAACCAACAAGCAATTGCTGGCCAGCATGGCCGCCCTGCAGAAGCAGTTCACTGCGCTGCAGAACACTCCAACGGGTCGTCAATTGCCGCGCACTACCGGCGCAGTTGATAAAACCAAAGCGCGGGTACTCTGACATGGCCCATTCTCTGAGCGCCTACGGCGCAAAAATGTACGCCGAGCTGCAGCTTGCGATCGCCGAAACCTACGGTGTGGAGCTGTCCAGTAAACAATTCAGCGTAGAGCCCTCGGTTGCCCAGGAGCTGAACGACGCGATTACCGCCAAGTCGGATTTCCTGCAGCGCATCAACGTCATTCCGGTGACTGAGATCAAGGGCCAGAAGGTGTTCATTGGCGTGTCCGGCCCTGTTACTGGCCGTACCAACACCAAGACCACTGACCGCGAAGCGAAAGACGCCTCGGCGCTTGATGACAGCACCTATGAGCTGTCCTCGACCGAGTCCGACGTGGGTCTTCCCTACGCCAAGATCGACGCCTGGGCCAAATTCCCGGACTTCCATCAGCGCTATTCCGCTGCCGTGCAGAAGCAGATCGCCCTGGATCGCATCATGGTCGGTTTCCACGGTGTGAAAGCCGCAGACCAGACCGATATCACCGCCTACCCTATGCTCCAGGACGTGAACAAGGGTTGGCTGCAACAGCTGCGCGAGCAAGCCCCGCAGCAGGTGCTCAAGGAAGGCAAAGTCGCCGGCAAGGTCACCCTGGGCCCAGCCGGTGACTACGCCAACTTGGACGCCCTGGTGCATGACACCAAACAGATGGTGGACGAGCGTCTGCGCGATGGCGGCGACCTGATCGCGATCATCGGCACCGATCTGTTGGCAGCTGACAAGGCGAAGCTGTACGCCAAGCAGGGCGACGTCCCGACCGAAAAAGAGCGTATCGAAGATGCCCAGGTAATCGCCACCTACGGCGGGCTCCCGAGCTTCAGCGTGCCTTTCTTCCCCGTCAACGGCGTACTGGTCACCAGCTGGGACAACCTCTCGATCTACTTCCAGGATTCGAGCTGGCGCAAGCAAGCCGTGGACAACCCGAAACGCTCCCGCGTCGAGGATTACAACAGCCGCAACGAGGGCTATGTGATTGAGCAGCTGGAGAAAATCGCGTTGACCGAAAACGTCGAGCTGGTCGCATGAGTCTGGCCCTTGCCCACAAGCGCCGCACCTTGGCTCTGGGAACCGCTGCAGTGATCGCTGCCGCAGCCGCACCGCTGGCGTATTCGCCGGCGGAAGCCCTGAGCAGCCCGGCCAATGCCAAGAAACACCTGCTGCTGATGGAAGCCTCTCTGGATCAGGATCTGGAGCGCCTGAGCGCACTCAAGAACCTGGCCAGTAAGCAGGCGCTCAAGCGTGAGGAACTGCTGCCCAAGTACCAGGACTTCATCCAGCGCTACATGGAATCGGGCCTGGTCATGCCGAACCGCGTCCTGGTGCAGGTGATGATCTGGCTGTTCGACACTGAGCAGTTCGAGGACGGGCTGGAGCTGGCGGATTTCGCGATCGGGCAGGGGCAGGAAATGCCGGAGCGCTTCAAGCGCCGCGATGTGCAGACGTTCGTCGCGGACGCTGTGATCGAGTGGGCCTACTCCGAATACAACGCCCAGCGCAGCCCCGAGCCTTACCTGTCCGACCTGTTGCCGCGTGTTGACGGTGAATGGGACCTGACGGAGCAGATCCCTAGCAAGTACCACAAGTTGATCGGTATGCGCGCTATGGAGGCCGAGCAGTGGGAAACCGCGCTCAAGCACCTGGAGCGCTCCACTGAGCTGTATTCGAAGGCCGGCAACGAGACACGCATCCAGAAATGCCGCAAGGCACTGGCGAAACAAACACTCGCCGTCCCTGGCGCCCAATAACCGACTACCCCCCCAGCGGGGAACTGTGGACGTGAGTCTGCCATTTATGGCCAGCCCCACGGAAAACAGTCTCCCCGCCCTATTTGAGCGGTCAGCATGAGCTTTTCCGGGAAACCCACCACCTTTGTGGAACAGACAATTGAGAACGACGGTTTCTGGCCGAACCTCTCCGTGTCCGAATTCCAGAAGGGCTATCGCCTGCCGGCGGAATTCCTGGGCGATCTGCTGACCGATGCACTGGCTATCGCCATGGTCGACGTCAACAAGGATCTGGCCGCCGCGAAAGCCGCGCTGCAAGACAGTGGCGTATCTAACTTGGCCTCCGAAGCCGGCGTGGCCACACCCACGGCTTGGGGCTTTGCGCACAAAGTGATGCTCTACAAGCGCGCCGTGTACTGCCGAGCCAAGGCCAGCGCCCTGCAGCAGTTCGCGACCGTGACCCGCCGCGAAAGCGCCGAGAACACCGGGAAGGAAGCCCCCGAGCGCGAGGACACCTTTCTGGCCTTCAGTCAGTCGGCCGTGCGCGCCCTGCAGGGCCGTGGCCGCATCACGGCGGCGCTGCTATGACCAAGCTGCAAAGCCTGACTGCCTATCTGCTGGACCGCCGTCTGGTCGAGCCTGAACAACTCGACAGCTGGACCGAGCAGGTCACGCTTAACCTGGTATGGAAACCCGACTTGGACGGCATGCACCTGGGCGACATGCGCTACCGCGCCGCGATCGTCCTGGAGCGCTTCGCCGATCATCCGGCGCGGTTGATGGCCCTGGTCGGCAGTTGGTTGGAAACCCACGACCCGGACCGTGATCGGCACGAACTGCCGGCGCCGCTGTTCGCCGTCGAGCCCTTGGACAATGACCTGTTCGACGTGGAACTCACCCTGGAATTCGTCGAGCCGCAATACCTGGCCGAAGACCCGGCCGGCGAGATCCAGGCCTTCGGCAAGACCTGGGCATTCGTTCCTTTTGATCTGTGGATCGCTGAGCGCGGCGAGGTGGCCACCGATGGCCGGGCGTAGCACGTTCGAACTCGACGTACGCGGCCAACTCGGCGTGCGTGAGCAGTTGGCGCTGCTGAGCCTGCCGCCGAAACTGCGCCGCCGGTTGCTCAACCAGGTCACCAAACGCGTGCGGACGATGAGTCGCAAGCGTGTGCGCGATCAGCAGAATCTGGACGGCTCGCCCTTCGCACCCCGTAAGGGCGACGGCAAGGGCAAAAAGAAGATGGAAGCCGGTCTGGCCAAGCTGATGGTGGTCACCCGGTTGAGCGCCGACGAGGCGGAACTGGGCTGGAAAAACGCCCTGACCCGTTGGGTCGCGACTCAGCAGCACAACGGCGTCAGTGAGCGCCGTACCGCCGCGCAGATGCGCCGCTGGAACAAGACCGCCCCGGGCCTGGCTGCTACCGACAAGCAGGCCAAGCGCTTGCGCCGGCTGGGCTTTCGCGTGCGCCAGGCTGGCAAGAAAACGCTGTCCCGGCCATCTGTGGCATGGATCCAGGAGCATGTGAACTACGCCCAGGCCGGGCTGCTGATTCGCATCCTGGACGACGAACGCAACGAGTCCAGCGGCGCCCAGAGCTGGGAAATCACCCTGCCGAAACGCCAGTTCATCGGCGCCAACACCCAACGCGACACCAGCCTGCTGATCAATCAGGTGTTGCAACAAATCCTAACTTCACCCCGCTAACGAGGCATTGCATGGCACTCGGTCAAGTCACCGTCGACAATCTCAATCTGGGCCAGGGTGCCGTAACAGAGATTGAGCGCTACTTCCTTTTCATCGGCCCGGCCGGCAAGAACGTCGGCCAGTTCATCCCGCTGAACACCGACAGCGACCTGGACACGGCCCTGGGCATTCCGGCAAGCGACCTGAAAACCCAAATCAACGCCGCACGCCTCAACGGTGGCCAGCGCTGGGCCTGTGTGGCGGCCCCGATCGGCGCCGAAGGCAATTGGTCCGAAGCCCTTGAGAAAGCCCAGCAGCAAGGTATCTCGGTGGAAGCGGTGATCATCACCAAACCGGTCACCACATCGGCCGAATTCACGGCCATGCACGATGCTGCTGTTGCCCTGAACAACACCTACGGGCGCCGCGTGTTTGTGATGGCCGCCACTGCGGGCATCACCGCCGAGCAGACCTGGGCGCAATACGTTGCCGAGCAGCAAGCCCTGGTGGCCAACGTGGCAGCGCCGCGAGTCCTGGTAGTACCGCAACTGCATGGCAATGATTTGGGCGTGCTGGCCGGACGCCTGGCCAACGCTGCCGTGAGCGTTGCCGACAGCCCGATGCGCGTGGCCACCGGCCCGGTGCTGGGGCTTGGCCCGGTGCCGATTGACGGCGACAAGGTGCCGCTGCCCTCGGTCGTGCGCAGTGAACTGGACCGCGCCCGATATTCCGTCTCGCAGACCTACCCGGATTACCAGGGCGTGTACTGGGGCGACGGCAACATGCTCGACACCCCAGCAAGTGACTTCCAGGTCGTGGAATACCTGCGCATCACCGACAAGGCCGCGCGCCTGATCCGGCCGCTGCTGATTCGCCGGGTAGCCGATCGCCGGTTGAACAGCACGCCCAACAGCATGGCGGTCAACACCAACCAGCTGATGGCCCCTCTGCGCGCTATGGCCAAGTCCACCACGTTCAACGGCGAAGTGTTCCCCGGCGACATCGAGCCGCCGAAGGACGGCGACCTGGTACTGAGCTGGCTGAGCAAAACCAAGGTGGCGGCCTACATCAAGCTCAAACCCCTCAACTGCCCGAAAGACCTCACGGCGAACATCGCCTTGGATCTTTCCACCGACAAAACGGAGTAACGCGCCATGGCAAAGATTGGCGGCAAGAACTTCGACGTGAGCCTGGGCGACCTGTCGCTGCACGTTGAGAACTGCACCCTGGATATCACCGACAACTCGGCCGTGGCACAAACCCGGGGCGTGCCCGATGGCACCGTGGACGGCGACGTTGCCGCCGCCGGCGAGTTCGAACTGGATACCACCAACTTCAATCTGCTGATCGACGCGGCGCGATCGGCGGGCAGTTTCCGCGCCCTGAAGCCCTTTGACGCGGTGTTCTTCGCCAAGGCCGGCGAGGACGAAGAACTGCGCGTGGAGGCGTTCGGTTGCAAGGTGAAGATTTCCAGCCTGTTGGCGATCGATCCGAAGGGCGGCGAGAAGGCCAAGCACAAGGTGCCGTTCGACGTCACCAGTCCGGACTTTATCCACGTCAACGGCGTTCCGTACCTCGACGCTGCCGAGATCGAGGGGCTGCGCTGATGGTGGATTGGTTCGACCGCGCCCAGGAGCTGGAGCAGCGCCAACGTGACCAGGCGATTCAAGCCCAGCTGCGCCAGCCTCGGCCGGTCGGGCCAAGCCTGACCCACTGCCAAGACTGCGACAACGAAATCCCGGTGGCACGCCAGGCCCTGGGCGGAATGACCCGCTGCGTCACCTGCCAGAGCGGCTACGAAAAGAGAAAGCGCACATGACGACTGAAGCCGTTCGCCTCGGATCGATGGAACAGAAAATGGCCGTGATCGAACACCGATTGAGTGAGCTGGAAGACCGCCACGAAACCGTACCGACGCGCGTCACCAAGCTGGAACAAGGTTTTGAACACATGGCCGGCCAGCTTTCGGAACTCAACGCCGGCCAGCAGACGTTGACGGTTGCGGTCAATGACATTTCGTCGAAGGTTGGCCGCCTGCTGACCATCCTCACGCTGGTGGGGACCGTGATGCAAATGGCTGTGCCGACACTGCTGCGAGTTTGGTTCCCATGAGCCTGCGCGGAAGGATCCAGGCCGGGGCTCTGGCGCTGGCCAGCGCCCCGCTGGTGGTCTTCCTGGGCACCTGGGAAGGCAACGGCCAGAACACCGTCTATGCGGACAAGCTGGCCGGTGGGCTGCCCACCGTCTGCAAAGGCATCACCCGCCACACCAGCCCTTTCCCGGTGGTGGTCGGCGACTACTGGTCGCCCGATCAGTGCGCCCAGGTGGAGCAACTGGTGATCAGCAAGGGGCAACTGCAGCTGGCTGACTGCATCACCAACCAGGACGTGGACCAGAACACCTTCGATGCATTGAGCAGCCACGCGCACAACGTCGGTACGCCCAGCACCTGTGCTAGTCGGGCGGTAGGACTTATCAACGCCGGCCGCATCGCTGACGGCTGCCGGGCGCTGGCCTGGGCGCCGGACGGGAGGACTCCCGTCTGGTCGTTTGTCACCGACGCCCAAGGCCGCAAGCGGTTCATCCAAGGCCTGCATAACCGCCGACTGGCCGAAATGGAGCTGTGCCTGAAATGAGCCTTTCCCTGTTGCGCCTGGCACCGTTCTTTCTGCTGGCTGGCCTGGTGGCCTGGCTGGCCTTTGATTGGGTCCTGGAACAGCGCGACGACGCCCGTCGCGAGCGGGACAGCGCGCAGTGGGAAGTGGCCGGTTTGCGTGAGGCGGCCCGCGTCACCGGCGAAATGCTCGCCGAGCGGGACGCGATCGATCAACGAAACACCACGGAACTGACCCATGCACTTACTGAAAACGAACGCCTGCGCCGTGCTGTTGACGCTGGCGGTCAGCGGTTGCGCGTCAACGCCACCTGTCCCGCTTCCGGATCTGTGCCCACCGCCGCCGGCACCACCCGCGTGGCTGATGCAGGAGGCGCCGAACTCGCTGCAGACGCTCGACCGGATTATTTCACCCTCCGAGATCAGCTTGCCCTCAGCCGGCAAATGATTCTCGGCCTGCAGCAATACGCCGCCGGAGTTTGCCAGCGATCGTCGGCACACCAGGCCAACACCTCAACCCAACTCAACAAGAGATCCACCCCATGAGCCAACAGAACACCGAAATCACTCTGGAAATCGGCGAACAGGAATTCACTTTCAACCTGACCCCGGCTGACGTGACCAAGTACTTCAACGCCCTGACCCAGACCAACAAAGTCGCCCCGGGCAACAACCTGCTGATGACGACCGTACTGCAGGAACAAAAGGCCGTCCTGAAACCCTTGCTGGCCAACCCGGTGATGGTGATGCAGCTCGCCGGCGCGCTCCTCGAGGAGTACGCCCCCAACGTTGAGGTGATCGTAAAAAAGCGCTCGAGCACGCTGAGCGCCTAAGCGAAAACGGCCTGGGCCAGTTGATGGCCCTGACGAACCGCTGGCTACCTGGTGCCGAACCCACGCCCGAGGCGATGGGAACGGCCAAGTGGTTGGAGGACGAACACTGGAGACGCATGGAATTTGCCGTGGCTAACGGCATTGCCCTTGCGCTGAACGGGTAACGACATTGGCAGACCGTAGCGCCAGCCTGGCTTTCATCCTGAGCCTGCAAGACAAAGTCACCGCGCCCTTGGGCAAGGTGAAGATGGGCTTTTCCGAGCTGGCCGACCAGAGCGAAAAGCACATCAAGACCATCGGCCTGGGCTTGGGCGGGCTGACGGCGGGCGTGGTCGGGATCCGCGAGTCCATGGAGCCGGCCCTGGAGGTCAACCGCGCCCTGGGCGATGTCCGATCGTTGGGCGTGGCCGAAGATGCATTGTCATCGCTCAATGCCAAGTCCCTGGAATTCGCGGTGAACTACGGCGAGAACGCCCAGGAGTTCGTGGCCTCGGCGTACCTGATCGAGGGCGCCATCAAGGGCCTGGCCGGTAACCAACTGGCCGTTTTCACCAACACCAGCAACCTGTTGGCCAAGGCCACCAAAACCGACGCCGAAACCATGGGCGAATACGTCGGCACTCTCTACAACCTGCAGAAGTCCCAAGCCGATGCCATGGGTAAGGGCGAATGGGTCGAAAGGCTCGGTGGTCAGACGGCGCTGGCGGTACAGCTGTTTCGCACCAGTGGCGCGGCGATGAAGGACGCTTTCAAGGAGGCGGGCGCCATTGCCACGACGGCCGGCGTGGATCTGGCCGAACAGATGGCGGTGATCGGCACCCTGAGCAGCACCATGGAAGGCGGCGATGCCGGCGGACGCTACAAGGCATTCTTCGAAAACATCGGTGCCGCCTCGGACAAACTGGGCATCAAGTTCACCGACCAGCAGGGCAAGATCCTGCCCATGATGACCATCCTGGACAAGCTCCAGGGCAAGTTCGGCGACCTAACCAGCGCTTCGGCCGGGGCCAAGTTGCTGGAGGCCTTCGGCGGCGAAGGCGCCCAGGTGATCGGCGCACTGGCCAAGGACACCAGCCGGTTGCGCAACGGCATCGAGCAGTTGGGCAAGGTGCGCGGCCTGGAGAACGCCGAGAACATGGCCAGGGCCATGGTCGATCCATGGCAACAGTGGGCGTCCCTGGTCGAAGTCATGCGCGTGGTGTTCGGCCAGGTGCTGATTCCGGTGCTCACGCCGTTCATGAACCGCATGATCGAGATCGGCAAGACCCTGGTGCGCTGGTCGCAGCTGTTCCCCAACATCACCCGCGTTATCGGCATCACGGCGCTGACCATCATGGGCATCGTTGCGGCCATGTCATTGCTCACCGTGGTGGTGGGGGTATCCAGGATGACCTGGATGGGCCTGGTGTCGGTCTGGAAGGTCGTCCAGTTGCTGAACCTGCGCACCGTCGCCGGCTTCGTCCTGCAGAAGCTGGCGATCCTGGCCTACATGACTGTGATCTATGCCTTGAGCGCCGGCCTGGCGTTGGTGCGCGGCGCCATGCTGCTTTGGCAGGGCGCCATCTGGCTGGTCAATGCGGCGCTGCTGGCCAACCCGGTGGTATGGATTGTGGTCGCCATCGTGGCCCTGGTCGCGATCGTCGTCGCGGCCGTCTATTACTGGGACGAATGGACCACGGCGCTGATGAACACGGCCGCTTTTCAATTCGTCGCTGAACAGTTCCAGAAGCTTTCCGACTGGTTCGACTCCATGGGCGGCTGGTCAGGCATGGCCCGGGCCGCCTGGAACAGCATCGTCAGCATTTTCACTCAGGCCGTGAACGGCGTGATTGAGCTGCTGAACAGCATCCCGGGTGTGAACATCGAAGCGCGCTTCGGTGGCATGCCCGAGGTGCCCGGCGTCGATGCAGCGTCCAACGCCGCTGACACTGCCAATGCCGCGCAGAAAGCTCAACAGACCATCAACGCGGCCATCCCCAGCCTTTCCCCGACGCGTCCGGCAGCGGTGCCGCCTGGTGGCCTGCTGACGAGCATTCAGAACAACAGCAGCAACCAGAACAAGGGCACGCATGTGGAGAACGTGAATATCCACACCGGCAAGGCGATGACGCCGCTGGAAATGGAAAACATGGTGGCCATGGCGGTGGGCGGATGAGCGAGTACGTGGATCTGTTGATTGTGGACAACGACTTGGCCCTGGATCCGTCGCGCCAGCCGCAACTGATCGATGACCGCGCCTGCATCGCCCAGGACATCGCCCACATGATCCGCGACAGCGGGCTCCTGGTCGTCCTGGTCGCCGAGCGTGATCGGTTGCGTCAACGCGACTGCATCCAGCAGCTGGAGCTGCTAGTGGAGGACGACGAACGCCTGGTGCCGGGAACGGCACGCATCACCCAGCAGGAGCCTGGCGTCTACCTGGTCACGGCCAAAACCCTGAAATTCGGATCGATTGAGGTAAGTCTGTGAGCGTCGATTTTAAAAAGGTGATTGCCGAGACGGGCATCCCGACCACGGAGGCAGGCCTGAAAGCCGCCTGGGAAAAGGAAGTCGAAGCCCAGGGGGCCAAGGTGGCCAACACCAGCAGCTATTCGCCGTTCTGGCGGGTGATGACGGCCCTGGTCACCAAGCCGGTGCTGTGGCTGCTGGATTTTCTGTGCCTGACTGTCCTGCCCAACTTCTTTGTCAAAACAGCAGAAGACGCCTGGTTGGACACGCTGGCCTGGGCGGTCAACGTCGAACGCAAAGGGGCAACCAAAGCCCAAGGCAAAGTGCTCTTCACGCGGACCACACCTGACGGCGTGATGGAGCTGGAAAAAGGCATTGTGGTGCAGTCAGCCGCGATCAACGGCAACGTTTATCAGCTCATTACCACGGCCGCCGCGACCTTCCAGCAGGGGCAACTCCAACTTGAAGTGCCAGTGGAAGCGCTGAAATCTGGCAGCGGTTTTAACCTTGCGCCTGGTTACTACGCCATCTTGCCGGTCCCGGTACCGGGCATTGTCCAGGTAGTCAACAGCGACGGCTGGCTGGAATCACCTGGTGCGGATCCGGAGCCCAACGACCAGTTGCGTCTGCGAGTGCGCAACCAGTTTTCGGCAGTGAACCAGTGGCACACCGATGCCGTTTACCGCGCCATGATCTCCGCTTTCCCGGGCGTACGGCCGGATGGCGTCTACTTCGAACACGGCGCACCACGCGGACCAGGTAGCGCAAACGCCTATGTGTTGTTCGATGCCGGCGTCCCGGCCAGCAGTTACCTGGACCAAATCAATGCGCACATTCGCGACCAGGGCAACCACGGCCATGGCGACGATCTGCTGGCCATGGTCATGCCTGAACAGCTGGTCAGTTTCCAGGTAAACGTCTGGCCTTTCGCCAACCAGACGCCGGCGCAGATCGCCGACCTCACGCACGAAATCGAATTGTTTGTGCGAGCCGCATTCCGCGAAAGCACGCCTCGGGATTACCAGCCCACACTCACTTATCCCCAATCGCGGTTCAGTATCAGTCGCCTGGCGCAGGAGCTGCACGAGCAGTTCCCGGGCATTGAGTCCGTCAAGTTTGTGCCCATGGGGGATATCGTCAGCGGGCTGTCGATCCCCCGGCTGCAGAGCCTGAAGGTGGTGATCCAGTGATCAAGCTGAAGCTGCCCTTTTGGCTCGAAGGCACCGAACTTTCCAAACTCACCCAGGCCGCCCAAGCCTGGTGGGAGACGGTCACCGGTTGGTTGCGCTGGCCTTATTCGCAGATCGACCCTGACACCTGCCACATGAGCATCCTTGAGCTATGGGCCTGGCAGCGTGACGTCACACGTTTTCAAGACGAGCCCGAAGCCTTGTTCCGCCTGCGCGTGAAGTACGCCTTCATCAACTCCGTGGACGCCGGGAGCACTGCGGGGATGAGGCGCATTTTTGAGCGTCTAGGCGTGGGATACGTAGAGATCGAGGAGCGCCAACCCGACCGGGACTGGGACGTTATACAGCTCAAGTTCAGCAACACCCAGCTGTCGCTCAACCCTGAGCTGCTGAGCGTGCTGATTCAGCAATACGGCCGAACGTGCCGACGCTACGACTTTGTGACCATGACCCCCATTGCGCTGCAAATCGCCGTGGTGGATTTCAACGACGACCAGCAAACGCTGGTTGCCAGCCTGTAGGAACGCACCGTGAGCGCCAACATCACCCTGGCCGGCGAAAGCCAAATTGCGCTGAAGCAAAGCGAACGAAAGCCGCTGATCATCAACAAATTCATCTTTGCCAACGTGCCCGGGCTAGACCCAGCTGCGCCGACTGATCGCGCTGCAGGCAAACCGCCGGCCGCGCAGATCGTCCATGTCTACAACATTCCCGCACAGAACGCCGGCTACGTGAATCCGAACCAGGTGGTGTACAGCGCCCAGCTGGGATCGGACATCGGTGACTGGAATTTCAACTGGATCGGCCTGGAGGATGAGGATGGGGTGCTGTGCGCCGTGTCCACCGTGCCGTTACAACAGAAGCGCAAAAACGTGCCGCCGCTGCAGATCGGTAACAACGTCACCCGAAACTTTCTGCTGGCCTTTGACGGCGCCATGGCTTTGACCGGCATCACCATCGATGCCAGCACCTGGCAGCATGACTTTACGGTGCGCCTGGCCGGCATCGATGAGCGCGAGCGCTTGAACAATCGCGAGCTGTACGGGCGCGCCTGTTTTTTTGGCAGCTCGCTGGCCTTCACCAGGATTGTGGGCGAGTACCAATTGAATCCAGGCACCGCCTACATCGAAGGTATTCGGGTGGTCCTGGACAAAGCGCTGCCCATCAGCGGCATCATTCCATCGGGAAAAGTCTGGTTAGACGTGTGCCTGGAGCGCCAACTGAACGACCGAGTGACCAGCTGGAAGTTGGCCTACGGCGATCAGTCGGATTACACCGACGCCGCCGGTGCACGCCATTACTGCGTGCAGATCGCCAACTTTGTTTCCTCAACCAACATTGTCGATATGAGAGCAACGGAGCCAGTCCCCGGCCCGTTGATCCAGTATCTGGCGGCGCGCAACGGTGACTATGCGCTGTTGCGGGCCCGCGCCACGACCAAGGAAGACGTGGAGCTGGGCAATTTACCCAACGCAATAAGCGACGATCCAACGACCAACAGCAGCCAGATCCTGGCAACCACGGCTGCGTTGAACAAGCTGAACCAGCAAATCGGCGAACCCATGGTGGGTATGGTGGCGGCCTTCGCCATGAGTGCGGCGCCGGCAGGATGGCTCAAGTGCAACGGAGCAGCTGTCTCTCGGACAATTTATTCGAAACTCTTCGAAAGAATTTCAACCCTCTACGGCACAGGTGATGGTTCGACTACCTTCAACTTACCCGACATCAGGGGGCTGTTCCCTCGGGCCTGGGATGATGGGCGCGGCATTGATGCGGGGCGAACGTTCGGAACTGTTCAAGACATGATGCTGCAGTCTCATGCCCATACCGCCACCGCCGCAACGGTTGGTGACCACGTACACGGCGCATCGACCGACACCCAGGGCAGTCACACCCACTCCGCTTGGACTGATGCTCAGGGCGAACACACGCACACAATCTGGCGTGGTAAGGCGTCCAGTAACACCAGCGTTTCAGGAAGTGGGGGCGACAACATGTCATTCGACGGCGCGTCTGGGGCAGCCGGAAATCATGCCCACAACGTGGGTATCGGCGCAGCAGGCGCTCATGCGCACACCGTCAGCGTTGGCGGAGCAGGCAACCACACCCACGCCCTGACGGTCGCGGCTACCGGCGGTACGGAAACCCGTCCGAAGAACATGGCCCTTCTTTTCTGCATCAAGTATTGAGACCAAGCATGACTGACAAACTCGTCTATCAAACTGACCACTTGGGCATTTTTATTGGCGCTGTGGCCGCTGAAGAATCGCCCCTGGAACCGGGCGTCTACATGATCCCCGGCGGGTGCGTGGAGATTCCACCTCCGGCGGTCCCTGAACATAAGGCCGCCTGGTGGAGTGGTCGAGCCTGGCAACTGGTGGACCACTTCGGCGGTGTGGTCGTGTACAGCATCGAAACGGGGGAGCCCCGTACCCTGGAGGGCTTCGAACCGGTGCCGGCGGGTTACACGATGAAAAAGCCCGGGATAAACCAGATTTGGAGAGACGGTGAATGGGTCGATGATATCGACGCCGTGCTGGCCATACTGCAGGAGCAAACGCTGCAGGTGATCAGCGCCGGCTGCAGCACCCACATCGCCGGCGGTTTCAGCTCCAGCGCGTTGGGCGAGGTTTACCGCTACAGCAGTGCCATCGATGACCAGGTGAACCTGAACGCCCAGGTGTTGCTGGGAGTAGATGATGTTTACCCCTGTTACGACGTGGACCAGGTGAAGGCTTTCAGACCGCACACAATCGCCCAACTGCAGAAAGTCAGCCATGACCTGGTGCGTTTCAGACAGGCCGCGTTGCAGCACGCCGACACCTTGCGCCAGGCCGTTGCCAAGGCTGTGGCAGAGAAGGATCTGAAAGCCTTGAGGCTCATCACCTGGACGTCGCCGGCATGACCTGGGCACCGGTGACGATGCGCTGGCCGGAGCAGGCCACGCAGTGGATGGGCGGCCTGGCCGCCGCGAAGAACCTGGCCGGCGGCGAGCTGGCCAGCACCGCCGAGCGCCTGGCCGGGTTGAAGGGCCTGGCCACCACCAGCCCAGGGCCAGTCGGCGGCGCGGCGCAAGGGGCCATTGCAGCCGGTCGCGCTGCGCTCACCGAACAACTGGGCCAGGCTCCTGCGTGTCTGGTGGTGACTCCATTTCAAAGCGGCATCGGTCAGGGCAAGGGCTATCAACGCTTCCTGTCGGCGCCGAACGTCCTGGAGCACTTGGGCAAGAAACTGGAAGACGTCACCGACCAGGGTCGCCCGGCCGGCTCGCTGTACGCACTGTCGATCCTTTTCCTGGGCACACGCCTGGAGCAACTGGCCAGCGGCTTGTCACGGTTCAATGCGTTGTTGCCGATCCCTGACCTGGTGCGCACCGAGCGCCGTGCTCAACATCTGGTGAAGCTGGAAAGCGAGAAATGGGAGATCCCCAACCCCGGGCCGCTCCCGCGCTGGCAGGCGCTCCCCCTGGAGCGTTGTACTGTGGTCAAGGCCGCCAAGCAGTCCATGGCGGGCCAGTTGGCCGTCCTGGAGGGCTATGCCGCCGACAGTTCGCCGTTGGGCGATCTGGCCGCCCTGGCCGCTCGCAAAGGCGCCCAGCAGCAAAGACGCGATCAGCAGTTAAACGACCTCAAGAATCTGCTGGCCGGGGGAAGTCCGGACATCAGCATGCGAGCGCGTTTGATCGGTCCAGGCAACACCAGCGAGCTGCGCCGCCAATTGCTCGCCGGTGACGCTCCAGGGCATGAATGGGTGCAGTGCGCCGGCCTGCTGCTGGTGGGCAGCAAAACCGGGTTGAGTTTTGTACAGGAGCTGGTGGGCCTATGACGCTGTTGCTCGACGGGCAAAAAGTCCAGGGGAAAAACCTAAAGGTCACGGCCAATCTGCGCATCGAAAGCGGCGACATGTCGGGACAGACCAGTAACACCGACAAGGCACACAAGGGCTTCAAGCCCAAGACCCTCACCGTCTCTCTGATGATTCCGTTTGTCGATCGGGTACAACTGACCGATCTGATGCGCCTGGCCGAAGCCACGGCCGGCGGTGGCCAGCTGCACCTGTACCGGATCGTCAACGACACCGCCGAGGCCTTCGGCGTGCGCCAGGTGGAGTTTTCCGAAGGCGTCAGCGCCCGGGAGGCCGACAGCCTTAAGGCCTGGCTTGTCCAGTTCACGCTGAGCGAGCGCGAATCCAATCCGGAGAAGGTCGAAAGCCGGCGCGCCGACAACAAGGTTGACGCCCAGGGCGCACCCGGTAACGCGGTAGGCGACGGCGGTGGTGCAACGAGTGACAACCCTGCGCTGAGTGGCTTTGAAAAGGTCCTGGGCCGTGTGGACAAGTGGCTGGGCGGGAGTGAACAGTATTGAAGCTGCACAAGGTCCTGGCCATCAACGGCGCGCCGATCGCCCTGGTGAAGGAAGACGTCCGGCTGGACGCCACCAGCCCGGGCCGGGCGAACTTCACGGTGCAGTCCAGTGCGCCGCTCAAAGGCCTGGTGACGCTGGATATCGGTTACAACCAAAGCACGCTGCAGCGCCACTTCATCGGCTACATCGAGCGTTGCACCGCCGCCAACGCGGTGGAGCAGATGCTGTTCTGCCGGGAGCTGACCGCCGTGCTGGCCAACCCGCTGCCGATAAACCTGCGCCACGTCGATCTGCGTGCCGTGCTTGCCGAAATCAGCGAGCAGACCGGCCTGCGCTTTCGGGTGCCTGATCGGCCATACGCCAGCATCAAGGCGCCGTATTTCTACAGCCTGGCCGCCGGTTACCAGGCGATGGACAGCCTGGCTCGGGTGTTCGGGATCCCCGAGTTCACCTGGCACCAACAGGGCAACGGCGAAGTGTTCGTGGGGAGCTGGGCCGACAGTTTTTTCGGAATCAGGACACCGCTACAAATCCCAACGGAGCTGTTCGACGGCTACCAGGGCAACCAGAGCGCGATGGTCGCGGCCCTTCCAGGACTTCGACCAGGTGCAACGATCAACACCGGCGAGCGCGTCACCAGTGTGGCGCTCGCCAATGACCAGATGGCCATCCGATGGAAGACGCAATCCGCCGCAGCGTAGAGCGGCAATTCCCTGAACTGGCTGGTGGTTACCACCTGCCGCGCTTCGCCCGGGTTATCGCCGTGGCCGACGCACCGGCCGGCGCCGGGATCTGTGACGACTTCCGGCCGCGTTTTGCCGTGGACATCGAAGTCCTGGGCCCGGACGGTGAACCGGATCCGCAACTGCCCCAGCTCACTGGCGTGCCGTTGCCGCTGCCCACCGGCGGCGAGGAAATGGGGATCTACGCGTTTCCTGAGGAAGGCACCCAGGTCGTGGTGTGCTTCGCCTATGGCCTGCCGAACAAGCCCTACATTCAGACGATTCTCCCGCACGGCCTGAGCATGCCCAAGGTGCCGAAAGGCGATCAGGTCTGGCAGCACAGCGAGGCGGCGCAACAGCGCGTAGACGCCGATGGCAACTGGCTGCGCCAGACGGATGGCAAGATCCAGGACAAAGCGATCGAGCGGGAAGTCGAAGCCCTGGACAACCGCGAGCAGTTCCAGAGCCACAGCAGGACGGTGGACGATCATTCGACCGAGTCCGTGGGTGGAGTGAAGACGATCGAGGCGCTGGGCGCTCTCAAACTGCTGTCGGGTGGGTCCGCGAGCCTGGCGGCGGTGGATGATTTGCATCAGGCGACTGGGCGGGATTTGAACTTGGTGGTGGGGCAAAAGCACAACGCCATGGTGGGTGGGGATATGCAGGAGCAGATCCAGGGTGTGCGCCGGAGTGTGGCGGCCGTCAGCCAGCGCTTGCAGGCACCCAAGACCTGGTTAGGATCAGAGTCGGTGAACGTGTTGCAGGTTTTGTGTGATTTGCTCGACCTAGTGCAGCAGATGAATGTGCAGTTGGCTACGCATACTCATGTTCCAGGACCTACGCCGAGCCTGGCTGACTCTACAGGTTTTACTGCAAAAGCAGTTAAAGCCGAAAACTTGGGAGGTTTGCTAAAGGGGATGACTCAATAAGAGCACGACAATAATTTCTAATGTACTCCATAGACTGCACCTGAGTAATTTTATGCTGCTGGTAGTCAACCAAAAAATATATAGGCAGCGTCCAGCCGGGCGCAGGAGCATCGTATGAAAGAAAAAAACAAGACGCTTCGCCGCCGTAAAGCTTAAGTACAAAAACAATCATAGCCCTTGAGCCATCACCATATGGCACAGCATACAAAAATAAAGCATGATGATCTTTAGGCGGCGTACCAAGAAACAAATGCAGGTCATCATTAGGAAGTTTGCTCGGAGGCAGCTCTGGCGTCCCATTTAAGATCGAAGATTTTATTGAGGAGAAAGCCTCGTCCCTAGCATAATTTGCCCCCATTATTTTTATTAAGAAATTAAAACCAATTTTGGCCAGCGCTCGTTCAGTCATTGTATAACTGAAAGACATACCAACCTTTATCGACGGCTGACTTACAGTTTCAACCTGACGCCTTGGCAGTTGAACCTCTTGATTCAAAAAATTGTATACCGCTTGCAAGTCAGACAGCACCATAGCAATGTCGCACGACTTGTAATTTATGCTTTTACTATCATGGAGGTAAAATCGAGAATGAAAATTATATTTTCTACCATCTGAGTAATGACCAACATCTCCTTCTGAGCGCCTCAACCAAATTGTATTTTTTGGGGGTTTGGCCAGTAAGGACGTGCCAGTTATCATGAAGCTGTTACCGTCCCTGACGACTCTTGAAACTCTAAAGACTGCACTGCTAGGCCCCGAGTCTTTTTCAACGAAGGAAAACTCATCAAGCTTAAGCAAACTTTTAAATTTTTCCAGAAACAAGTCTAACGACTTATAATCACTTGAAGTTACATTAATCGCAGGCAGATCCAAAACTATCTGAGGTAAAATACGGAGTTCAAATTTTGCGGTCAGCTCTGCTTCAATTGCATAGCCAGATTCTACATCGAGATAATAAGTGTCCTCTGCTTGCAATTTAGGAGGAAGAGCACGATTTCCGCGGCCTCGCCCTAGGTCCTGCATCCCGAGCCTCGCGATACTTACTGGTGACCTGCGGAGTAGTTCCGTTTCCAACCGAGAGAAACGGTTATTGCACTCTATACAAACGCAGTCAGTTAACATGTATGCGTCGTCATCTCCGCCTAGACCCGCCGAAAACACATGCTCGCCGTTAAAGTCACTTGACACATTACAATATACACAATTATCGACCATCTATATTACTCCATCATCTTAGGGGTTCACACCACAAATCACATCCAAGCATGTCTAAGACAACACCTCATATCTTTCCCACAACTTGCAACCGTCGAAACTCCCTGAACTGCTGATGCATATAAAGTTTGCATTTTTGTTCGTCAGACAACACTGCGTCGCCGGTTATAAAACCGAAAAAAGTTTTTTGTTGCAGTTCAATCTGTCGTTTCAAATGAAGCAAGAAAGGTGGCACTCGACTGCAAAAAGGATCAACTATTATCAATCGATTAGAGTTAGAACTGCACAACCACTTCGCAAGAACCTCATTTGCATGCAAATCACCAAAACCATATCCAACACATATTAATTCTTGCACGCCATAGATTGCAGACTTGAAGCGCTCATACATCACTTTCAGGGCTTTTTTTCCGCTAGAGGACTGAAACTTGAAGGCTCCTGTCACTAGACTTCTATCAAAAAACTGCGCCACATTATTCGAGTCTTTCAACGTCATAATGTCAACCGTTCTACATCCATCCTCAACTTCGACTCGGTGATTCTCATTTTGCAACTGTTTAAGCATATTAATATGGCTTCCAGGGCTTACATTATCAGGAGTAAACCTAACAAAGTCCTTGCAATCATTGAACAGAAAAGTATCTAGCGCACCATGAAGCTTATAAAGATTCACTCCGCTCTCGCCAGGAGTATAAAAATTGAATAAACCTTTCTCCATTTGACTTTCCGTTAGGCTTTCAAAGGAAAAATCGAATGACGCTTGGCCGAAGGCTTTTGAATAATAATCCTGATCATTGAAGTAGCCTGCCTTCAAGGGTTGCGAAAGCACAGTACATACTTCTTCAATCATGACATCGTGATTCAAGCTGAAAATATTAAGCGGCATATTTTCATCGATATACTTTTTTAACGGCAACAAGTAATTAAGACCGGGAATCGTAAACTTTAACTCACGAGAATGCTGATTGATTAGATAGCGCGAGGTCATATCTACCAGATGACATCTAATACTCTCAAAACTGTTTCTAGGCGGACCTATACGATCAGCTTCTACTTCGATACTGCCGATTATGGCTTCATAATGAAGAGCGCTGTCCGCCAAAAGAGAGTTGAGCACCTCTTGTGCCTCTACGGACCAATTCAAAGATGAGTGCCGTTGCTGCATGTGCTGCATTTTCCGTAGCAACTCAGGCACATGATCTCGTCGAAATATCTCAGTTAGCTCAACGACCAATGGCATTCCAAGTTCATAAGATGCCCCCGCGCCTAAGAAAAATCCTTGCATGCTTTTCCCTCCGTTTGGCATTCGACCCGAGTTTCACAGACGGTAGCACGGGCAATGCAGGTAGGAGCGGAAATCGCAACAAAAATGTTGCATGTGCATCTTTTTTGTTGCACTATAGCTTCACCGAAACAGCGAGGGTTGCACATGAAGTACAGCGAGTTTCGGCGTTGGTTGAAAGCCCAAGGGGTCGAGTTCCAACCCGGCAAGGGCAGTCACTTCAAGGTTTCCTTGAATGGCAAATCAACTGTGTTTCCCGACCATGGAGCCAAGGAAATGGGCGAAGGGTTGAGAAAGTCGATAATCAAACAGCTGGGCCTCAAGGACTGAGGCCAGCTGTTCCCCATGAGAGGAAACGCTATGTTCGAATATGCGTTGGAAATCCACGAAGAGCCGGGCTGCGTCTGGCTGTCGTGTGCAGAAATTCCAGAAATGCACGCCGCCGGCGACACCCTCAGGGAAGCCTTGGACAGTGCCCTGGATGCAATCGAGACGGCAATGTCCATTTATGTCGATGAACGTCGGGCAATTCCCGCCGGTAACCCAGGTGGGAAGACAGGCCATTTCGTCCTCCGCCTGCCTGCTCTAACTGCCGCCAAAATTGGGCTGTGGAATGCACTTCTGGAGTCGGGAATGAGCAAAGCCGAACTGGCACGCCGCCTGGACGTACAGAGGCCTCAAGTAGATCGTTTGGTCGACTTCTTGCACCACTCCAAAATTGAGAACGTCGAGCGCGCCTTGGAGCAACTTGGGCGCCGGCTCTCGCTTTCAGTGGAAGCAGCATAAGCCCAGTGGCCGATCGCTGGCGACAAGCCCCCGCAGCGCCGCTGTCGGGGGCTTTTTTTTTGCGCCTGAGCACCTTGCGCTCGATAGCCATCGGAAAAATCCTGCTGCCAGAAAAAAATTGCTGAAAAAGCACTTATCCCCCTCCCGCCGACGGGCTTTGTGTCCCGTTTTTGTGCAAACGTGAGCGGTAGTGCAACTGACGCCTCCGCCCAGGCTGGCTGGGGAGGTTGGGAAGTGCTTGGCAATTGCACGGTGTGCAAGGTTGTGAAAGGAAATGAAGGATGTTCTCAAGCTTGCGTGGGCGGCGGGGTAAAGGGTGCCCTTTCTGCAAATGCCGGCCCTGTTGGGCGAGATCGTGGAAATGTTCAGTTGAGGCGGATTTTCGATTTGGTGATTGGTCTTTTTCTGGGACCCCAACGATGTCCTCTGAAACGGAACAGATTCGATGCGAACCATACCCCATAAGGCTTTGAGCTCCGACAGGGTTTTGCACAGTTTGACGCAGTCCGCTTAGGTTGGATTCACGATTCAGCTCCCTTGAGGCGGGCCAATCCTTGTTTGATATACCCGGTATTTTCTCCAATGGTCATCAGTGCCCCCCGAACGTTTTCGCCGGTTTCCCCTGCGTTTTGGTGTTCCACCAGCAAAGTCAGCTCCATTACAGCCGCCTCCAAGGCCAGCTGATTTTCATAGATCCTTTCCAGGACGTCTGATAGCGAATATTCGGAGGACACGGTTAGGCTCCCGTTCTGGTTACCGTTTATACAGGGGGTTGCCGGGCTGCAAAGCGGCAGCGACGGATGTTACGAGCTCATCAAGCGACCACGGTTTGTGCAGGTAAATAGCGGATGCCGGCAGATCGAGCGGATTGATCAAATACCCGGACGTCAGAATGGCGGCCGTCGTAGGCCAGCGGCTTTGGATCATCTCGATGAACTCAATTCCTTGAATCTGCCCCGGTAGTCCCTGATCCGCGATTACCAGAGGGCACCGCTCGTGACTCTGCAGAAGAAACGTCAGCGCGTCGTCTGCCGTATCGAACGCGAGAGTTTCAGCACCAACCTCAACCAAAATGCTTGTCATCAGGGAGCGAAGGGTGGGGTCATCCTCGACGATGATTACCGCCCCTTCTATAGGCAGCATCCCTTCCCAATCCACGTTCAC